TATCTTCACCACAACTAACCTGATAGTTTCCAGGACTTACAGTTGATGTCCAACCTTTCCGTTGTCCATCATTGTCCATAAAGAAAGTGTGTCTTCCATCCTTTGCCTGAAGTAGAACTCCAGCAGTTACATCACCTGGTTTATGAATGTGTCCAAAGGAACAAGACCCGTGATCATTTCCATAACGAATACCAGTATAGTTATTTTTAGCACTATCTGTTGGGTTTGCTTGATTACTAAAGGCCTTGGCTTCCTGCTCTGTGATGACACCATCACCGTTGGCATCAACATTACGATTTAGTCTATCATTGACTTTATTTTGTGAAGTGGGTTTTCCCATTTAGATTTCCTAAGATAAACTGTCAGTAGTTCCAGGAATGTTAAGTCTTGGATCATTGCTAGAGATGTCAGTACCCTGTCTGAGAATTGCAGATGGAGGTGTGGTGACCTCAGCATCAATACTCTCCTTAAGTGTATCATATACCTGTATGAGTTGTCCAGGTGTTTCGTATACACCTGCATAACGAACTCCTTCCTTGTAGAAGACTTGTCCATAGTATGGTCTTCCATCTATGTATCCAGTTTGCTTCAGTCCAACCAAATCTGTTACTTGTAGGATTTGTTCTGGTAAAACATCGGGATCAACTGGATCTCTAACCACACTGAACCTTGGAACTGCTTGGAAATTAACTCCAGTGTCACTGATCATTCTGATTTCTGGTTGACTTGTAAATCCTCTTCCAGAAGGAGTACCTCCTGGACCCTGTGCTGGTGTTTCTGGTTCTACATTGACATTAGTAATTCTACCAAAAGTGTCACAATCATATGTGAGTTTAACACCATTACTAGGTTCGATAACAAGTTGATCAACCCCACAATTGTAGTTAATGCCTGGGTTTGTAACCTCAACGCCATCCAGTACAAGGGTAACTGGATATTCATTGTCTCCTGTCCCAGCCTCTGGTGGTTTTGGATATCCATTTCCGGGGTCATCGACAACAACTTGACAAACCCTACCTCTTCCAACGATTTTCAGTGGGCAAGGTGGTGGAATCAGTATGGCAGAGATTCCAATTGGATTAGTTGTCCAAGGTCTACTCCTCCCGGTAGATACATCAGCGTCAGTTACTATATCCATCTTAACAACTGTTGGATTTTGTTGGAAACTTGTGTTTGGAATACGAATATTAGTGAGTCGTATCTCAACGCTCTTCTTTCCTTTTGTGGCATTAAATGATTCGTAGCGAACCGGATCTGATCCTGTATTACGAACACCAAGTCTAGCTGTCTGCACCCTTACTCCATCAACAAAAATACGGGCTTCATCGTCGCATTCTGTTCTAATTTGATATCTCCCATCAATAGGGAAATCTACATTCTCCCAACGCATAACCCAAGTCTTACCCTGAATTTCTTCTGTTGGTTCTTCCAGTTCTTGGAAAAGTGGTGAGATAAATCCCTTTCTATAACTTGCAAGTTCGGTTGGTCCAACATAAGTTACACCACCTTTGGTTCCACCGGATAATCCTGATGCTGCTGATCCTCCCTTAAGTTCTACACTTTGTTTTTGCTTACCTCTCTCACCAGATTGGGTCCAAGTCACACCTCTAATTTTAATCTTCTCTACTGCCACACCAGAATTACCGGGATCATCATCCCATGACAACTGAATATCTACTTTACCATCACCCTCAATACTTCTACCGTCTTGAGAGAACTTAGCCTTTCCAGAAACAATTTTAAAAGTAGTATTGACATCAAATCCATTTGAGGGATTGTCATCGATAGTAATTTTCTTTCCGTTTGATGATACTCTTATTGGATTGGCACCACCACCGCCAGTCTTGACATCAATCGTAAGAGTTTTTGATCCTTTTTCTCCTGTTGGTTTCCAACTTTTACCACCAACTTTAATTTCTTTTACAGCAGTTCCTTTGGTTTTTGGATTGTCATCATAAGTGAACTTAAGTGTTACTGTTCCCTTGTCTTTTCCACTAACGATTAACTTTGATGCATCATTACTGAACTTGGCCTTGATGCCAGATGACGTAGACACAATCTCAAAAGAAGAGTTTACATCAAATCCATTGCTTGCATCATCATCAAACTGAATCTTTGTTTTTGACTTTAGTATCTTACCAAAAGATTCACCATCGCCAGAATAACTTATGGTGTATTCTCCACTACCACCACCTTTATTCAGTCCAACATAAGTAATCTGATGACTTTTACCAGATGTTGCTGCCTTTGGTTTTGTCAACCAATCTTTAGTATCGAAAACTTTCTTCCTAACTCTCTTAAAGGTTTCAGTTTGTTGGTTAATAACCTCAGCGGTAATTGTATGCTTTCCTTCTTGCAATGGAAACTTAACAGTTTGAGGAGTGCTCGATTTAAATCCTTCTAAAGTATTTCCACCATAACCAAGTCCACCCTCTAAGATCACTCTATCATCAACAAGAATTCTTCCACCATTATCAACAGTCCCTTTCATCCCATAGAAACCGTCGTATGGAGCATCAATAATCCAAGAGGTTCTGAATACTTGTCCACCATTGTCAGAGTCTGGTGTGCTCAATGGTAATACAGGTGACATCGCATAACGATTCATAAATCCACTCCACGCTGGGTGAGTCACAGGGAACCATCTGTCTTTAGATCCTGGGAATCTAGTTGTCCAATATGGATTACGAGGACATCTTCCCTCTTGAGGAGGAATTGGTTCCTGTGGTGCTGGTGGTAAGGGAGCATTGATTGATATTGCAACTCCCATTGGATTTACGTTCCAAGACTTTGCAGATACAACTTTCTTCTCTTTTACGGTGGTTTTTATTCTCATAGCAAACGCCATGGGATTACCACCAGCAAGAGGTTTTCCTCTAATCTGCTTCAGTGCTACACGAATTCTATATTTTCCTGCATCAAAGTATCTTGTCTCAAAACTCTTTCCTGTACTTCTTCCAGGACTACTAAACCCTTCCTTTCTAATAATTACTTCATCGCCACCTGCATTAATATCACGAAGACCATTACCGATTGCTTTCCTTCCACCCCCAGAACGATTACCAATATAAACTGTTGCTGAATCGTCAGCCATTATTTCAAAGTTATAATTTCCAGAGACGGGGAAGTCTACATACTCCCATCTAATGATATGAGTTCCATCAAAATCATTTGTCGTTGCCTTTTTTGATGCTGGATCGAATGGAAGAACTCCAAAGCGAGACAAGAAATCACCATCTCTACCTGCCTCAGGATTTATTCTCCAGAGTTTTCTATCTGCATTATTAATGGAATTTTTGGTGTTAAAAATCTCCTCCATCTCAAATCCAGAGTTGGAAGAACTTGATCCTTTTGATTCCGACTTAACATTTACCTTAAAATCTAAATCAAATGTACCTCTAGTTTCCTTTCCTTTTGGTCCAACTCCAGTTATTTTTCTCTTGTTCTTAGCAGTGAAGGTTCCTCTATTAACTCTAATCTGCATGTCATCATTATCGTTAGCAGATCCAACAAAATCTGCAAAAATAATCTTGCTTGGTTTATTTCCCTTCTCCTTGTCTCTAACACCAAAAGATTGCATGGTGCCTTGCTCAAGAACTCCAGAACTTGATTTGGTATTCGTAATTTTATTGATGTTTATAGTTTTTGTTGATTTACCTCTCTCTCCACTCTGAGTCCACGTCTTGTCTCCAATCGTAATAGATCCCACGGCGAGACCAGAAGTTCTAGGATTATCATCCCACTCAAACTCAAGGGTGACATCACCTTTATTCTGACCCTTTACAATTAATTTTGTACCATCATCGGAAAACCTTGCAGAAACGCCAGGAGAACTAGAAACAATTTTAAAACTTGCGTTAAGATCAAATCCATTACTTATATCATCATCAAATTCTATCTTTCTTCCTCTGTTAACGACTTTCCTCCCAGATGTTGATGAAGCTTTATTACTGTATTGGATTTTATATTCTCTTTCCCCAGTCTGTGGTTCTTCGACAGCACCATCAGCGACAGCAACAACTTTATAATTTGTATTTCTAAGAACTTTTATAGTTTTCTTATATGATTTACTATTTTTCTGAGTATTATTTAAAACAAAGGAATGCCCACCACCTTCAGACGTAAAGGTAAACTTTATCGCACGGTGTCTCTGACTTCCTTGACCATAAACCTCAAATTCAGTCTCAATAAAGTTTTTCTCATCTCTCTGAGTGGTTAGTTTTGTGAAGATGGGAATGTTTTCTAAATCAACTCTGATTCTATGCACTCCCTCAGTGACAAATTTATTTAATTTGTCTGGAGAATCTTTAAATCTCTTTGTTCTACCAACCAATACATTGTCTAGGTAAATATCAGCGACATTATCTGCAGCGTACCTAAAAGTGTAATCTCCATCGTATGGAAAGTTTTCCTCCCACTCCAATGTGTGCTCTATACCAGCGAAGTCACTACCAGGAACGTTAGATGGTGGGACTGGAGAAATGGCGTGTGCGTTCATAAACTCACTCCACGCTGGGTGAGTAACCTTGTGAATGGTTCTAGATTTCTTATTACCGGCAGTAACTCTTATTGGTTTTTCTCTTCGTGTTGTCCACCAGTTGCGGATGATACCACTCTGAAGACTTACTTTTGTACCACCTCTCAAAGACTCTAAGAAGTTTTGATATCTTCTTTGCTCAACCAGAGCAGGATTGGGATTGAGATTTGCATATGCACCTGGATCCCATACGCCAACTTCTTTTCCGTTTACGTCATATCTCTTGCCAAAAAATTCATCCTCTGGACCACCACTTAAATCATACTCCTCAAAATCTTCTTCATTTTCAAAAGTTCGGACAGTCTCAACAAATTTACACCTTTCATAATTAGGATCCCCGACCATAATAGATCGAACTACCGCTCCTGCACCGATACCATACTCATCAAAAACTTCTGTGATTGGTGCATATGCATACCCCCATCCACCCTCAATCAAGTCTACAGCAAGAAGACTACCGTCAGTTCCAAATATAGGATTTCCCTTAGCACCTAAACCTCCTCCACCAGAGAACCTTACACTTGGTCTTCTGTCATCAAAAACATCTGATCTTAGTCTACCACCACTATCATCACCAGTGCCATCATCATCCTCATAAATGTCAAGTCCTGTGATACCAGCACATCCATCTCCCGCAGCAGAATTTCTTGGAAGAAGATCTTTTGGTTTAAGTGCATTGACACCATTGATATTCATGAACTCAATTTTGTCTCTCCTTTTAAGGACAAACTGAGTTCCTGGATTTAGTCTTGCATACTTGTTAGCTTCATGTCTGGTGATACCATCCACGTAACCTCTTGTGGTTGAAATATATCCAACCTTAATATCAGTATTTTCTGCTGGTCCGAAGAGGTTAAACGACATACCGATTTATAAACTGCCTATTATTTGTCGTAAAAATATTTAGTTACCTGTCAGAAGGTTAATAGTGGAAGGACCACTAGGTACTGCGAATGCTGGAGGTGGTGCAGGCAGAACTTTATCGATTCCATTGGAAACAGAATCCTCAATTGATTTAATACTTGGGAAACTAGTGTCTGGTTGTGCAGATCCACCATGTGCCATACAATACTTATCGGACACTGCGGTATTAGGTTTTAATTCGCATCCAAATATATTGAGTGAAAGGGTTTGGAAACTGAGAGCGCCACTAATGCTACCAGCAAC